GAATTGAAATTATTTTCCGGATCCAAAACGTCTTCATTTCTAAATGGCTCTCGTTCTTTAATGTCTAGACCATCAAACCCACCGTAGAAAACAGTTGTAAATTTGTTAATGCCCGCATCTGAGCTAGTTAAGAGGTTATTTGTACCGCTAAGCGCAGTCCAAGATTGACCGGCTTGTCGACTACCACTGGCGTAATAAAAATCTTGAGTTGCATTGTCATATTTAATGTCATCCAGCGTAAAGATCCAAGAACGTTCTGCGTTTGGTACGCCAGTTGTAATTGGGCTATCAACAATGTCAAATGTATCTTTTGTTTGGCCGGGTTTTGAGCGAACAACATCTGCAACACTAGCCTCATAACGTATATTTGCAGCTGCTCTTTTTGTGGTATCGGCGCCAAAATATGCCTTCGTATCATCAACTATGCCACCGTCTGATGCACTAACCCGAAGGGCCACCGCGGGGTATCTAAAACTTCCAGTAAAGTCAATTGGGCCGACATATACACCTTGAGTAACAAAGGATGCGCTAGCATGTGTGTGTGCGATGTCATTGGAGGCCTCAACAAAAGCGTCGTCCTGTGCAAATTTTCCGGCACTGCCGCTTTTAATGGTAAATCCTTTAAATCGAATTGGACCATAAGAACCAAATGGTATATGCTCACGATTTGGTTCATCTTCGTGCATCACAACTCTCATAAATTTAGAGACATTTTCATAATCACCGTGATATTCTAAACGTTTATCTGTAGTGTTCCATGTGGTGAATCTCGTGCCGATTCTTCGACCAATATAATTTGGCGAAGAGGCATTCATGCTAAGATTTGAATATTTTTCAATAACTTGTTTATTTTTATCATTATCGAGAATGCCGCGCAATTCAACCGAAAATGTCGGCCAACTTGTATCTGACTTCGCTGGTTTAATATTAGCAATAGAAACTTTTAAATTGTTTTGATTCCATTCTCCCGTATCGAGAGCAATAAATCTAAATAATCTTTTAGCTCTATCTTCTGTTAGGGCATCAAAATCATTTTTAGTTTTTGCAACTACATTTCCAAGATCTTGGGAAACTATCCAACCCGTTTCAGCGTCGATGGATTCTTTCCTTTGCTTGCTATACTCATGGCTTCCAGAAGAAAGTCCTAAAATAACGCCAAAAGCTTTGCCAGCACCAGTCAATGTTAATTTTTCCCCGACGTCTCTTTCAAAAGTCTCTCCAAGCCAATATTTCTTTGTAGTCGAATAAATATCAGAGTTGGTCAACGTGGGATTAGTATTGAATACTTTTCGAATGTACTTGTCTGAAGATGGCTCAAAATTAAATGTTGTATCAACAATTTTATTTTGGCTCGTATCTTTGATCAGTGCTCTAAATTCGGTAGTTTCATTAGAGCCTCCTAAACTGTCAATAAATACACAAGAACCGCTGCCGAGGGCTCCGTCCCTGATAGTACCTGAAAGTTCAATTGTTGCTTCGTTCAAATACCAAACAGCAGCAAGAGTACCTGTAAGAGTTGACTGAATGTCGGCGGTGGCGTCGGCGAAAACAACTGTAGCGACATCGTCCTCATCAAAGGCCGTAACTCCGGTTATCAAAGTTATTGCTGTGTGGCCGCCGGTGCCGCGGTCGACTTGAGTTAACGTAAACTCTTCTTCAGTACCCGCGAAACTAGTGGGATTAATCGTCATTTTTAGCACGCCTTGGTCGATGGCCCTCTTGCAAGCAATCCAACATGCCTGCGTGGCCTTCCTGACTTCGCTGCCGCCTTCAATATCTCTAGTGTTAATGGTGAAGGGCGTCGCTGTCTCAGTGACCGTGTCGGCAAAGTTCTTAGTAGCGTTCGTGGTAAATGTTACGGCTGTGCCGTCAGAATTCGTCAATATCAAAGATGTAGAAGCTGCATCGTCTAAGTCTGCAGTTCCTATAATTGTGGCGCGGGCGCCGGTACCAATCGATCCAGATTCAATGACCCAAAGACCATAAGATCCACCGCTGCTGAGCGGATCTGGATCTATTCGATTTTTTGTGCTCCAACCGGCTTGACCTTTTTCTGCAAGAGAAGAATCGGCTAAAGTGTGTTGTTTGCCCAAAAGTCGAATAAATGTTACGGGGTTGCTATGTCGTAAATATGCTTGCGCTGCAAAGGCGCCATATGTGGGGCCTGAATAATTGCCATTTCTCCAAACATCATTTGCTTGGCCACCAGGAATTGGATCGCCAAAGATTTCAACAAATTCAGCATATGAATTAACTGTAACTGGCCTCATTGCTGGTCCGCGCAAGGCGCGCCCAATTATTACCGGACCCATTTTAGTGGGTACCGCCGGTAATTGCGATTGATCAATTTCATCAATAAAAACACCGGGCGAAACAAACTTAAATTTATTAACAGACATTATCGTTTTCTCCTCTTAAAAACAAGCAACTAACATAGCTTTTTCTTTAATAAATAGTAATGAGAATTTCCAAATTCCCTTATTCTCTGTAAAAAGCATTCTTGTCGTTTAATTCCGGAGAGTCACCCATAATTACACGTTCTCGCGGTATTTTAACTTCTACAATGTTTTCTCGAACAATAACTTTTGGAGTTGGTTGGTTTTTATCTTCGCCAATTAAATATCCAAGCACTTTAATATCTATCATTGTTTGATATCGCCTCTCTTCGTTTGCCATCATTCTAATATTACTGTCTACCGCATCCGGAGAAAACGGAGGTTCAATAAAGCCTTCATAAAAATGATCGTTGTCTGTCATAACAAAATGATTAATACCACCGGTTCTGGTGATAAAAGGCGTAACTAGTTCATTCATTTGTTGTTGATATTCTGTTCTCAGCGTAACACTATAATTTATATCAACATAAACTGGCATTGGAATTATGTAACTTTTATAAACAATTTTTTTATTTTCTCTCGGAAAATTAAGTTGTTTTTTCTTACGAAGCGCATCTGCACGTGCAAAATTTGCAGTTTTGTCTTGATTCATGGCTCGTTTTATTATAATGGAGCCATTTCTGTAATCATTAGTAGGTGACACATTGCCCCAATAAGCTCCTTTTCTAGTAGGATCTTTAACAACTGATGTTCTATCAACTGTGATAAGCGGAAGAATTAATGTGCCTGAATCATCATGTAGTTCTTTTTCATTTTTTATTTGATAAGATCTCTCCGCCGAAGTCCATATGACCGGTGTTTTCTTCCACCCTTCGTTTGTGGTGGAAAAAACATTCATTTTTTCATCGATAAAACGAAAAAATGCTTGGTCTATTGTCTCCAAAGTAGACGGAACTATGGGAAATTCTTTACGCGCCATCGAAAAGTCCCTTGCGAGCTTTTACACAGGTCGCTTCAATTTCTATTTTATGGTCGGCTTGTCCAAAAAGCTGTCTTGGTTCATTTAAGGCAACTATTTCAAAAAAATCTGCGCCATAGTAAACAAAATCTCCTTCTCTCACAAAAAGATCTTGGTCCTCTGTTAACCTTCGTTTGTGAAAATGCACAACAATCGAAGGCCTTCTATCGATTCCTAAGTGTGTTGTTTCTGTCTCGTGACCAGCCCACATAATTAATGCATAAACGCGAACCGGTGGCAAAAACGTTTTTCTTATAGCCTCTCCATATAAAGAATGAAAATTAGTGTGTTGCATATCTATTGGATAATATAAAACCTGTTGCCCAATGACTCTTTCAATAAGTTCATCATTAACTTGTTTAACAAGATCGCGCTCCTTTTTTCCAAGAAATAATGGAGGCGGTGGCTGTGCTGGTTGTTCCCATTTATCAGACATATTTCATATCATCCCATAACAATTGGTACCGGATACGGCATGCCCTGTTGTACTTTGGTTACGCTGTCGACAATTGCAGCATCTTTTTCTGCTAATTTAGCATAGGTTAACTCATCAAGCGTTGTTTTTAATTCTTCTCGAAGCTTTTCTTGTTCTTGTTGCCCCTCAGTTATTAAAGCGGTGCCATTCAGATTAACGCTTTCGCCTGGAATTGGAATGGAGCCAAATTTGCTTCTAACTTGGCCCAACATTTCTTTGCATAAGGACAAAGCAAATCTTCTAATCCACTGTTTGCCTATGGCATTAATATTTTCATATGGAAGATTTTCAAATGGCAAAGTATTCATATTATTAACGCCATCTACTCCGCTTTGTTTCTCAGAATTTAAATCCCAAACATCATCACGAACATAAAATTCTACATGCATTTTATCTGGTAGGTTGTTTGTATTGTTTGGAAATATTCTTAGTCTATTATTTTTAAGTTCATAAGACCAATGTGAGTTTCGTGTATAAATTGAATCTTCAAAGGCCATGGCTTGAAGTTTATTTTGCCAAGCAGGAATTATTTCAAATGTTGAATCATCTGCAAACTGGCCGTAACTAGCTAAGTCTCCAACCGTATTTAAGCCACCATAGTAACCATAAAATCTCCACATTGCTTGTGGAGTTTTATAATAAACCTTTGTAATGAAAACCCTTTTTTTGCCTACTTTGCCAAAAAACGCTGAAGTGGAGTCTCCCGAAGAAGTTGCTTCGATGAGGGCTTGTAAATCATAATCTTGTTGACCAATTATTGTATCGAAAGAAGCTGAATATATTCTTGTGTCTCCGCCAAAGCCAGCTTCTGTGGCCACTCCATCACTGATCCTTTCGCCATAGGAAAATCTCCATTTTGGATATCTAAGATTTACATGGGTTCCCGACAAACTTGAAGAAAGTGGGCCGGTTTTCAAAGCGCCATCATGATCAAAAGTACCCGTTGTTGCTCCCAAGGCGCTTCCAAGCATATTTTTGGCTTGATGGATATTAAGAATATAAGAATATTCTAATGTTGCTTCCTCATAGGCTGTAAAAACTTGATTTTTAGTTATTTCAAGATCTAAGACGTCTCCGCCTAGCTTTTTATAGACGTACGAAACTTGATCTGCGGCGCCGGTGCAAAAATACTGCGAAAACATTGCAGAAGTTGTATCTGAATATAATTGAAAAGGTATAGATGTATTATTCTGTACATCGCTGCCAATGCTTCCTGTTGTGAGCGTTATAGCGCTTGTTTCGCTTGAAGGTTTTAAAGTGGGCACGGCCATTCATTTAGATCTCCTTGCTATAATTAGTTGGCCGTATCCTAAAAAATCTAATTTAGTCTTTCTTTGGAGATTTTCTTTTTCTTGT